TATAGAACTCAAAGAAGAATTAGAACGTAAATACAACTTTAAATTTGAGGCTCGAGGTCCAAAAGGGGAACAACACACAACAGTTATTATGGGTGGTTGTCATTTAGGTGGTTGTGTTATGGATCATCCTACATTAGGCGCTATTCAATGGGCAAAACAACTCTATCAAACAGAGGTATATGTGCCAATGTGTGCAGAATATGAACAACCAGGAATCAATGGCACTGAAAAAATGATGAAGTGTGTAGAGGTTGTTTACAACTCAGTTAAAAAATATAACGATGTTGACATATGGAAAAGTGTTGATCTCGTAACAGATTTTAATTTATTATCAATACCACAAAAGACATTTGACAGATGACAGACTTAAAAACACTACCACTATTTGAACTCTTAGAAAAGAGAAGAAGACACGTTGTCTCATACAAAGACAATGTACATCCAGACAAAAAACTTATCGATGAGGCACTATACAAAGCATGGAAATCTACACCATCTAAAAACAACATGATGGCATATCGTTGCGATGTATATGGACCAGACAAAGTAGAAGAAAAGAAAAAGATGTGGAAACTGTGTAATCGAAATCACAGAGAAACAGATATTAACTCAAATGCAGATGGTGTTTCAAATGTAACACTGAACGCAGAGGAATCACCAAATCCTTACTATGGTCATATCTGGTCAAACTCATATTTGTTTTTAATACAAAGTAGACTAGCCACACCAAACAAATACTATCAACATGCAATTGACAATGGTGAACATATTGCAGATGAAGAACACGAAAGATATGTACATAGAATTATTGATCATACATGTTTAGAGGCTGGTTTATTTGCATCTAATTTAAGTGCTGGATTACTTGCAAATGATATCGATATTTCATACAATATTTGTTTTGTAAGAAGAAAAGAAGATTGGACAGAATTAGGAATAGATATGATGCACAGACCTTTATTGATGATGACAGCTGGATATGCGAAACGATATAGATGGCAAGATATGAGAGATAAAAACTGTGAAGAATACGATATTAAACCTGAACACGACACAATAATTAATTGGAAATAACCATTGACAATTTGACAAGGACCTGATATAATATGCCTATGAAAAAGAAGAAATCAGAACATTATGTTGATAATAAAAAGTTTCTAGCAGAGATGGTTCTGTTTAAGGAGAAATGTGACAAGGCCAAAGCAAAGGGTAAACCCAACCCGCCGATCACAAATTATATGGGTGAATGTTTTTTAAAGATTGCGAACCATCTATCATACAGACCGAATTTCATTAATTACACGTACAAAGATGACATGATTTCAGATGGCATTGAGAACTGTTTACAATACGTAGCAAATTTCAATCCAGATAAATCAGATAATCCTTTTGCTTACTTTACACAAATAATCTACTATGCGTTTATTCGAAGAATACAGAAAGAGAAAAAACAAACAGAGATTAAACAAAGACTAATACAGAAACAAGGAATACAAGAATACGACACACAAGAAGGTGACGACAAACACTATTCTAATTCTTACGTTGAGTATATGCAAAAGAATCCTATTAATGAAACCCCTAAAAAAGAGAAGAAGAAAAAACCAAAGAGTAAATCTAAGCTAGAACTCTTTATGTAGACATATGAAAATTGCACTTATAACTGACACTCACTTTGGTGTCAGGTCTGATAGTCCTGCGTTTGCAAAATATCAGTACAAATTTTATGATGATATATTCTTTCCGTACTTGGAAAAGAACAATATCAAAAATCTAATTCATTTAGGTGATACAGTTGATAGACGTAAGTTTATTAATTTTAAAACACTGAATGATTTTAGAAACAAATTTCTATTGCGTTTATGGGACTTAAAAATAGATTCACATTTTATCGTAGGTAACCACGATACGTATTACAAGAATACAAACGAAATCAATGCAGCCCACGAATTGTTTACAACGTTCGATGGTAAACATGAACCTTATATCTATCACAAACCTAAAGTTGTAGAGTTTGATGGTTTTAGAATATTGATGGTGCCATGGATATGTCCTGAAAACGCTGAAGAAACTAGAATGATGTTAGAACAAGAAAGTGCTGATCTAATCTGTGGTCACTTAGAAGTTAAAGGTTTCGAAATGCACAAAGGTGTAATTAACAATCATGGTTTAGATAGAACGTATTTAAAAAGATTTGAGAAAGTATTCTCTGGTCACTTTCATAAAAAATCAGATGATGGTCATATCTATTATCTTGGTACACCATACGAAATGGTATGGAGTGACTACAAGTGTCCAAAAGGTTTTCATATCTTTGATACTGAAACAAGAGAGTTAACAAGAATACAAAACCCATACACTATTCATCGAAAGATATATTACAATGATGAAAAGAACGATTACAAAGAGTTTGATTATTCACAATACAAAGATACCTTTATCAAAGTAATTGTAGAAAAGAAAACAGACTATTACATGTTTGATCGTTTCTTAGATGGTTTCTATAAGATGACAAGTGTACATGATTTAAAAGTAATCGAAGACTATTCTGATTTAGATGCTAATTCTGTAGATGATGATATTGCAGAAAAGGCTGAAGATACAACAACACTGTTAGATAATTACATTGATCAATTATCAACAAAACTAGACAAAGGCAGACTGAAAACATTAATGAGAAGTTTGTACACAGAAGCAAACGATATTGACGTATGATTTATTTTAAGAAAGTAAAGTGGAAGAATTTTCTATCCACTGGTAATAATTTTATTGAGTATCAATTAGATCGAAATCACACAACACTAGTTATTGGTGAAAATGGTTCTGGTAAATCTACAATGTTAGATGCATTGTGTTTTGGTCTATTCAACAAACCATTTAGAGATATTAAAAAAGATCAGTTGATTAATACAATCAATATGGGTGGTACCGAAGTAGAAGTAGAATTTAATATTGGTAAAAAAGAATATGTAATTAGACGTGGTATCAAACCAAATATCTTTGAAATTTATTGTAACGATGAGTTAGTCAACCAAGATGCAACAATACTTGACTATCAAAAATACTTAGAACAAAATATCTTAAAAATTAATTATCGATCATTTACACAAGTGGTCATACTTGGTAGTTCATCATTTGTACCATTTATGCAATTGAAAACAGCACACAGAAAAGAAGTTGTTGAAGACATACTTGATATTAAGATATTCTCTACAATGAATATTCTTGCTAAACAAAAACAAAAAGAATTAGAATCTGAGGTTAAAGATTTAGAAACAGAGGTAGAACATCTTAAAGATAAGATTAGTATACAAGAAAAACATATTGCAGAAGCAAGTAAACAACAAGAAGATCAAATCGAAGAATATCGAAAACAAGTAGAAAAGAATAATGAGATCATTACAGACTTCAATGCCAAGATTGAAACTATACACAATGACATTGGCAACATACGTGATACAATCACAGATGAAGACGAAGTTAAAAAGAATTTAAAAAAATTAGAAAGTTTTGAAACTAACATTGAGAACAAAGCATCAAAAACAAAAAGAGATATTAAGTTTTATGAATCCAAAGCAGAATGTCCAACTTGTAAACAAGACATTACGTTTGAATACAAAGAAGGTATGGTGCATCAATGTGAAGGCAAACTCAAAGAATTAACCGAGGCGTTAGATAAGTTAAGTTCTCGTCTAGCAAGTAAACAAAGAAGACTTGAAGAAATCACTACAGAGTATGAAAAGATTAAACTCAAAGATATAGAGATTGCAAAATACAATCAATCTATCACAGAGATTAATAACTTCAATACAAAGATGAACCACAATATTGATAAGTTGACAAATGCAAAAAACAACGTATCAGAAGCACAAGGTGAGTTGAAAGTATATAACGACAATCTACAAGAGAAAGATGCAAAGAAGATTTCCACACTAGAGGAAATGGATTATGTAAATGCAGCTAAACAGATGTTGTTAGATAGTGGTATCAAAACAAAGATCATTCGTATGTATCTACCAATTATGAATCAATTGATAAACAAGTATTTACAATCGATGGATTTCTTTGTTAACTTTAAACTAGACGAAGAATTTAACGAAACAATTAAGAGTAGATTTAGAGATGACTTCTCATACTCCTCATTCTCAGAGGGTGAGAAAATGAGAATAGACTTGGCACTATTGTTCACATGGCGAGCCATTGCAAAGATGAAAAACAGTGTCAATACTAATCTATTAATATTAGATGAGATATTTGATAGTTCATTAGATATCAGTGGTACAGATGATTTCTTAAAGATTATCAATACCCTATCAGATAATAACGTTTTTATCATATCTCACAAGACAGATATATTGATTGATAAGTTCAAAAACGTTATCCAGGTTGAAAAACACAAGAATTTTACCCGTATTTCTTAGGGTTTTAGGGGTTGACAAAGGGCCGGTTTCCTGATATACTTTAGACTTATTTAACTATGAGGATATACATGAAATATATAATGATCGCATTTTTGGTACTGTTTTCAACAGTTGCAAATGCAAAAGTGAAAGACTATGGTTGTGAGATACCATGGAGAGAAAGCCCTAACGAAGAAACAATCGAATTTTATTTAGATCGATATTTAGATAGAGATTGCAGTAAAAAAAATCATAAAGTCAAAGTAAAAGCAGATACTAATTACATCAAATGGTATGATGACAAGGGTGCAACAACGTACGAAGTTGTTACCGATGAGATGAGTAAAGATGCGATTGGTCTATTAAGTTATATGAAATATGATAACGGTAAAATTACTATAGATCAAACAAACGACAAATACGATTATGATACATCTAAACAATGGCACTCACAATCAGTTGGTAAGTCCGTTGTATCTTATATGACTGGACATGCAATTTGTAAAGGTTATATCGATAATGGTATTAATCACTTAGTTACAATGCCAATGATTGAGAATACTTTATACAATAATCAAAAGTTAATTGATCTATTGAATATGAACGCAGGTGATCAACACTTAGTAGGACAAAATGGTTTTGTTAAACACAGTAAGTGGAAGTGGATCAACGAACCATCAGTTCCAAAAACAATGAAGAAAGTATTTAAAGGTTCAGAACAGTTATACAAAACTTATAATTATAATAACCTTGTACCAAATTTAATATTCACTTATCTTGCATATAAGACAGATGATGAGTTTGAAGATTTTCTACAATCATTCTTTAACAAAGTTGGTATTGAAAATGATGTGTGGTTTGTAAAACAACCAGAAGCAAAAAAGAAAGAATTAAGTTATTGGTATTATTTCTTTGCAACCAAATATGATTACATGAGACTATCTGTTGAAATGTTAAATGATTGGAACAACAATACATGTGAAGGTCAATACTTAAAATCTTTATATGAAAACAGAATACAGAAACACAATGGTGAAAAATACTTTGGTGTGAAGGCATGTATATGTGGTTTGTCTACTGCCTACGGTGGTCAGTTTCATATGGAATTACCAGGTGCAAGAAACAGAGAAATGTTTTTGATGGATGGTTACGGTGGTAACGTTACTGTTATTGACTTTGAGAACAATAAAATTCTTCAAGTATTATCCGTTCATAGAAACTATGATTGGAAAACGATAATCGAAAAAGAGTATGTTTCGTGGTAGATAAATTACTTACAGAGGAAGAAGTACGAAAAGAATACAGAGAACAACGCAAGAATAAAATCTTTGCACAATGTTGGCCTGCCAACAACGATAGTTTTTATGAGTGGTGTTCTCAATACTTAGATTACAAACATATAACCAAGAGAAAGAAAAATGGAACTAAAAGATAGTAAGACAGCACAAAACTTGAAAGATGCATTTTCAGGTGAAAGTCAAGCAAATAGAAGATACTTATATTTTGCTCAAAAAGCAGACATCGAAGGCGCACCAGATGTGGCGTCTGTATTCAGATCAACTGCTGAGGGTGAAACAGGACATGCCCATGGTCACTTAGAATACTTAGAAGAAGTTGGCGATCCTGCAACAGGAGAACCAATGGGTGAGACAGAGGCAAATTTAAAATCTGCTATTCATGGCGAAACACATGAATATACAGACATGTATCCAGGTATGGCGAAAACAGCAAGAGAAGAAGGATTTGATGAGATTGCCGACTGGTTCGAAACACTTGCAAAGGCAGAGAAGTCACACGCAGGTAAGTTTCAACGTACACTAGACGCTTATAAAGGAGCATAACAATGAGAGATCAAATCATCGATGCATTAAAAAGACATGCCGAAGGTCATATCGCAAAACACAAACAGAATGTTGAAGTGTTTATGCAAAAACCAGTAGGTGTCGCAGAGCATCCAGATCATTTAGAAACAATTGAAAAGGAACTAAAAATTATTGCAGAGTACGATGATCAATTAGAAATGTTGAACAAGTATTTTGTGGTAAAAGATCCATTTAAAAGTTAATGTATAAACCTTATATTATGAACGATGTCCTAGAGGCATCATCGAAAAAGTTATTTACTGTCATCTCTACCTTTGCAGGTGGGGGTGGCAGTTCAACTGGTTATAGATTATCAGGTGGTAATATATTATGTGTAAATGAATTTGTACAATCAGCCGTAGATACTTACGGTGCAAACTATCCTAACACACCTATATTAGATGATGATATTAAAAAACTTACAGGTGAAGATTTTTTAAGAGTTGCAAATATACAAAAAGGCGAATTAGATATATTAGATGGTTCGCCACCATGTAGTGCGTTCAGTGTTGCAGGTAAAAGAGAAAAAGGTTGGGATAAAACTAAAAAATATTCAGACGGAAAAGAAGTAGAGAATATCGAAGATTTATTCTTTGAATATATTCGTATTGCAAATGATATACAACCCAAAGTAATTATTGGTGAGAATGTTGCTGGTATTATGATGGGCGAAGCAATTAAAAAATACAATGAGATTATAAACGAATTTGAAAAGTGTGGTTATGAAGCAATCGGTAAAGTAATGAACGCCGCAGACTTCGGTACACCACAGGCAAGAAAGAGATGTTTCTTTGTTGCAGTAAGAAACGATGTTATGGAGAAAGTTGGTTTAAATTTTATGACTATGGAAAGTACATTATATCCAGAGCCATATGGTCCACAACCAACACTAAAAGATGCAATCGGTGATTTAGAAAATGATAGAACTGAAGTGCAGATGCTTTTAGATTTCGTGCAAGGTTCGTTTCAAAAGAAATGGATTGAATTATTACCATTTAGTCCAGACAAACATCGTAAACCTAGTGATCCAGAATTTATAGATATCAATCCAAAACAATCTATGTTTAATATGATAAGACCAGCACCTAATCTACCTTGCCCTACTGTAACACAGGCAGGTCAAAAGAAAGGTCTATCTGGTGTATTTCATTATGATAGTAATCGTAAATTAACAATCAAAGAATTAAAAAGAGTTATGGGTTTACCAGATGATTTCAAACTACAAGGTGACTTTGATCAACAAGCAGAAAGAGTTGGTCGTATGGTTGCACCATTGATGATGAAATCATTATCAAATAATATTTACGAGAAAGTGATTAGACCATTCAATGAAAGATAAGATTATAGAAGAATTAAAAAAAGTTTACGATCCTGAGATGCCATCAATCGATGTGTTTACTTTAGGTTTGATTTACGATATTGATATCAAAGAAGATAAGGTTGAGATTACACATACACTAACCTCTATGTTATGTCCTATGGCAGATCAGATACAAAAAGATATAAGACAAGCAGGTGAACGTGTTATGGGTGAGGGTAATGTAAAAGTTATACTAACACATACTCCACCATTTACAAGAGACAGTTTAAGTGAAGAAGCGAAGTTAATATTAGGTATAGCATGATAGGTAGAATACTTACAGAAACAGTTGCTAGATCATCACAAGACGATCATGTGGCAGTATTATTATCAGGTGGGGTTGATAGTATATCAGTTGCATTAGCAGCCCATCGATTAAATAAGAAGATTACAGCATACTCATTTAAACTAGACAATACAAAGAATTATGATAGTGATAAGGCTGAAGAAATTGCAAAGATATTTAAATGGAAATACAAACTAATTGAAGTGCCAACAAATAATTTACAAGATGATTTCTTACAATTAGTATCAAAGTTTAGATGTAAAAAGAAAACACACTTTGAGTGTGTGTATCCTTTTATGTATGTTTATCCTGAGATAAAAGAACGTGAAGTATTAAGTGGTTGGGCCGCAGATGGTTATTATGGTATATCAAAAAAGGCAATGATGCATTATGCTAAGAAAGGTCAAAAGACTAGATTTGATGAATTTAGAAACGAGTATTTTGCATATAATAATCGTGCAGGTTATAACTGGCACAAAAGTGTTGCAGATTATTACGACAAGAAATTTATTACACCATATCTTACAGAGGATGTTAGAATGTTCTTCTATGATAAAGATTGGGAAGAACTCAATAAACCATTTCAAAAACATCATGTGGTCAATGCGTTTCCAGAGTTTAAAAAATTCAAATTCAAAAAGCATATCAATTTACAATTAGGCAGTGGTATTGATAAGTTGTTTGAAAGTCTGCTAAATAATAACACATTAAATCCAAAAGGCAAATACAAATCGGTGAGTGGTCTTTGTCAAAGTTGGGGAAAGAAGGTATAATGAAATTTACGTTTGCACAATCGAAAGAAGGTTTCGATAAACACATAGACAAGTCCATTCGTGGTTATGGCGATCTATGGCACGATGTAGTACAAGTTGGTAAGTACTTTATCGAAGACGATACAAATGTTGTTGACATTGGCTGTTCAACTGGTAAGTTACAAAAGTCAATGATCGAGGCATATCAAAACCATATACCAAAAGCAAACTATATTGGTATTGAAAGAGAAGAAGACTTTTATACAGAGTTTCATACAGATGAGACAGTATATAAAAACTTAAAATATGTTAAAGGTGATGTAAGAGATTTTGAATTTGAAAACTGTTCTTATGTAACATCACTATTCACATTACAATTCATGCCACCAAAAGATCGTAAGGCAGTGATTGATAAAGTGTACAATGGTTTGAATACAGGTGGTGCGTTTGTATTCTCAGAGAAAGTATATTCATGCAACCCTAAAGTGCAAGACATGATGACGTTTATGTACTATGGTGAAAAGAGAAAACATTTCTCAGCAGATGATATACTCGACAAAGAGGTACAACTAAGGCACATGATGAAACCAAACACTAAAACAGAGTTATTTAAGATGTTTAATGATGCAGGTTTTGAAACACATGTATTCTGGCAAAACTTTAACTTTATAGGTGTGATTGCATTAAAATGATCAAATCAGACGTGCTACAGAGTGTTATAGACGTTGGGAGTGGGTTTATACTCGCAATCCTTATACAGATGTACATATTTCCTTTATTCGGGCTGTATCCGTCTATATTTGACAGTATGGGCATTGCTCTCATATTTACTGTGGTTTCGATGACTAGATCGGCATTATGGCGATGGTTCTTTAGAACTAGAGTAAAATAGGGTTGGGCATATTTGTCGCACCCTTAAAAAACGTTGATTTTATTACCTTTTTATACCAAAAAATAATTTGACAAATTCAAGGAATCCTGATAGCATATACTTATGTTTTGTTCATTGATTTCCTTTCGTTTAATACACAAGTACAAAACAGGTGGGGTGTGCGAATTGACGCACCCCCATTTTAACTATTTACAAATTGAAAGCAACCTGATATAGTATTTACATTATGACAAAAAATAAACACGACACAAAATCAAATCTTGCAAAATTACTTGCCACTGAGAATATCAGTGTACAACACAAAAAAGTTGACACTGCTTATTTTGATGTCAAAAACAGAATTTTATGTTTACCGATCTGGAAAGAAGAAATGCCAGATGATGTTTATGATTTATTAGTTGGCCATGAAGTTGGTCATGCATTATTTACTCCTAAAGAAGACTGGATGTTTAAACAAAAAGAGGTACCAGTTTCATTCCTTAACGTATTAGAAGACGTGAGAATTGAAAAGATGATGAAACAAAGGTACCCAGGTCTTCGTAAATTAATGTATTCTGGTTATCAGAAATTACATCAAAAGAATTTTTTCAATACTAAAGATAAGTCAATTGCTAATATGAGATTTATCGATAGAATTAATTTACATTATAAAGTTGGTGCATTTGCTCAAGTTCCTTTTCATAATGATATAGAAGAAACTTTTATACAAAGAGCATTTATGACCGAGACGTTCCAAGACGTTTACGATCTAGCAAAAGAAATTTACGAATATGAGAAGTCGCAACCTATTCCAAAAGATGAAGGTACCGAATCGTCTGTATCAAAGAAAAAAGAAGACCACGAGTTATTTGATAAAGACACTAAAACTATGTCTCATCCTGATAATACAAAAGATGATGAAGAAGAAAACAAAGATAATGAAGACGGTGCCGATGGTGAAGAATCAGAATTATCAGATAAAGAAACTGAAATACTAAGAGGTGAAGGTGATATCTCTGCTAAAGAAACAAAAGTTACAGATGGTTTAGTTTCTGATGGTAAAGGTTCTATCGGTGATGAAAGTAGAACTGATAAGATCGAGGCATCTACTGACAGAGCATTATCTCATCAATTAAAATCTTTCAATAACGAAGATGCTAGAGATAACATCTATGTTACTTTACCAAAACCAATACTTGAAAAGATTGTAGTTGACTACAAAGAATTACATAGTATTATTGATCAACAAGAAATTGGTGGTAACTCGTTGACTATGATTAACGATGCCGCACTAAAACAGTTTACTCAATTCAAAAACTCATCTATGAAAACTGTAAACTATCTAGTAAAAGAATTTGAGATGAAGAAATCTGCTGATGCATATAAGAGAGCATCGATTTCTAAAACTGGTGTTATCAATGTAAACAAATTACATAGTTACAAATTTAATGATGACATATTCAAAAAGATGACAGTTATACCTGATGGTAAGAACCACGGTATGATGATGTTTATGGACTGGTCTGGTTCGATGCATAGTTCTTTCTATGAAACAATCACTCAGTTATTCAATCTAGTATTTTTCTGTAAACAAATTAAATTACCATACAAAGTTTATGCGTTCTCTGATAGAATTGCAGGTAGATCGTATGATGAAAAAAAAGATGACTACTGGAATTACAAAGCAGGTAACAAAGTTATGGACAAGTTTAACTTGCTTGAGTTGTTTAGTTCAGAGATGAAACCTGCTGAGTTTAAGAAGGCATGTTTAGAAGTTTACAAAGTTGCTCTTGCATATACTCACAATGGTTTTGATACTCTAGGTACTTACTATCATCCAGTGAGTTGTTTACAACTTGGTGGTACACCATTGAATGCAGCTATCTTAACTGCCATTCCACTGGTTAAACAGTTTATTACTAAAAACAAAATTCAAAAAATGAATACAATCTTTTTAACTGACGGTGACAGCCATGATAGTTATGATTACATGACCGAGACCGATCCTGATGATGTAAAAGATGCTGTGTATACGAGAAGACATGGTAATCTAAAAGAGACATATTCATATGACGGTACCTTAGTTGTTGCCGATAACAAAACTAAATACAATTTTAATTTATCATACTCAGAAAAATCTACTGGTTACTTTGAGTTGTTAAGAAAACATACTGGTTCTGTTATTCTTGGTTTCCATATCTTACATGGTAGAAGAAGTCACCAGAATTTATCTTACAGTGTGTTTGGTTACGATCCAAAAGTAACTTGGCAACAAAGAGAAAAAATCAGAAAAGATTTTGCTAAGAATAAATTCGTATCATCTACTAGACTTGGTTATGACGAGCAGTGGTTGATCAAAGGTGGAAAAGATTTGAGAGTTGAAGACGGTGAGTTTAAAGTTGATGAAAACAAAAGACAATCACTAGTTGCTGCCTTCAAAAAATACTCTAAGGGCAAGTTGATGTCCAGAGTAATACTTAACCAATTTATTGATAGGGTTGCGTAATGAGAACAAACAGAGAACAAAAGTGTTGCAAAAATGCAACAGATTGGGCAAAGCTGTCGCACCCCCCAATAAAATCGGGATTAGTACTTGACAAATCGAGGAAATCCTGATAGCATATAAGAATAAACTAATGAGGTATATATTATGTTAAACTATGAAAACCTAAATGCCAAACAAAAAGAGTATGTTGATACATGTTCAAGTATGTTCGGTAATACTGAGATTACAAAATCTCAGATCAAACAGGTGAATAAGAAATTGAAAATGAAATCGTCACCTGCGTGGTTGATCAAAGATCCTGCGTTTAGACTTGCAAGAGGTGTTTACAAACTTCCTGTTCAAGGTCAATCGATTTCAGTTCCTGAAGTTAAGGCTGTTGAAGAAGTTAAGACAGCAAAAGTATCAATGACATCTAACAAAGCTGAGAACGTTGTTCCAACTAAAGATCAAACGTTCGTTCCTTGGGGTCATTACAAAGATATTAAATCAGTTATCAAAGCAGGTATGTTCTATCCTACTTTCATTACTGGTCTATCTGGTAACGGTAAAACATTAAACGTTTTACAATCATGTGCCGAACTCAATAGAGAATGTATCAGAGTTAACGTGACTATTGAAACCGATGAAGACGATTTACTTGGTGGTTTCAGACTTGTTAACGGCGAGACAGCATGGCACGATGGTCCAGTCGTTGATGCGATGAAAAGAGGTGCGGTTCTTCTTTTAGATGAGATCGACCTTGCATCAAATAAAATTATGTGTCTTCAACCTATCTTAGAAGGTAAGGGCGTGTTCTTAAAAAAGATCAACGAGTATGTAGAACCTGCTAAAGGTTTCAATATCGTTGCCACTGCCAACACTAAAGGTAAGGGTTCTGAAGACGGTAGATTTATCGGTACTAATGTTTTGAACGAAGCATTCCTTGAGAGATTTCCGATTACTTTCGAGCAATCGTATCCTTCGATGAAGATCGAAACAAACATTGTACTAAAGGTATTCCAAGACCTTAAGATCAATGATAAGAAGTTTGCTGAAAACTTAGTTAAGTGGGCAGACGTTATCAGAAAAACATTTTATGATGGTGGTATTGATGAGATCATATCCACTAGAAGAATTGTCCACATTGCTAATGCATATGCAATCTTCAAAAATAAAATGAAGGCAATTCAAGTTTGTACTAACAGATTTGATGAGGATACTAAAAACAGTTTCCTAGACCTGTATACTAAAGTTGATGCAGGTGAGGATCTATCTCAGTTAAACGCTGAGACAGAAACGGATTCCAATGATAGTGAGGAGGGCGGCCCAATAGATAATGACTAAGGTGAACCGTTCAAAATCTATCCGTAATGTAGACCTCAACCAGGGGCGAGTAAAATCGCCCTTGGCATCTCCTGCGGTCATGTCGCCAGATGCATATTGGCACGAGGGTTTTTTCAGACGTATTAATGAAGAAGCATCGTTTATGGATGATGAGGTCGAAAAGATTTTAAAGATGGACGTGCAGGACAACTCTGCTAGTCTGAATAGATTATACAAACAGATAACTGGTATAATCGATGCCACTCCAGTAATTAAAACTGAGTACATTGGCAAGTTGATGAAAAAATTTATGAATGAAGTATCTTATACACACCAAGGTATGATGATCAAAGCAGATCAGGCTGGGGAACAAGCAGCCGCAGAAAGAATTACAAAAGATTTTAAAAACGATATAGATGAATTAGAGGAAGAAGTAAAGGCACTTAAAAAAGAAAAAGCATCTATAGAAAACAGATTAGATAAACTCGATAGCAAATACATCGATTACAAAGAGAAAAAAGAATTTGAATTGGAACAGCATAAAACAGAAATCAAAAGACTTACTGATTTACTGGATGAGGTTCCTTCAAAGAAACGTGATATAAAATGGTCTACGTGAAGGAGGTAATATAGTATGGCTATCGAAATTAGAGTTTTCAATAATAATGTTGAGAAAGCAATTCGTGTTTTGAAAAAGAAAATGCTCAAAGAGGGTGTTATCAAAGAATTGAAACAAAGACGTTATTATGAAAAACCATCTGAGAAGAAATTGCGTCTCCAAAAGGAGAACATTCGAAGATGGAGAAAAGCACAAAAACGAAGAATGGAGCGTGAATAACATGTTAAAATCGTTTTTCAATATTCTATCAGACGTGGTGTCTGTGGAATCAAAAACAACTACAACATATAAAGGAGAAAATAATATGGGTAGAAAGACATTAAGCAGAACTCAAAAGTTCTTAAATGCACTACAAAGAGGTGAATCCATCTCATGGAAACAGGCCCAAGGTAAATATGGGTTCCAATCTCCGAGAACTGTCGTTGATGGTTTAAGAAGAAAAGGTAACATGGTGTATATCAATAAAGATTCTAAAGGTACATCTTACAGAATCGGTACACCTACCAAAGAGATTATCGCTGCTGGTTTAAAGGCGACTGGTAATCTAGTTTACACATCGTAAACCAAAATAAAGTTAGGGCCTTCGGGCCCTTCCTTTCTAAATAGTTTTGATGGCTATTCGTAAGTCCATCTGGTAACGCCTCTCGTTACTAATTATGTGGGGACCAAAAAAAGTGTGGGTCCCCACTTGAAAAAATAAAAATAGACACTATATATTAATAAGAACGCCACATATGTGGGTTCATAACAAAGCCGCTTAAGGAGGGCAAACAATATGACGCTAACAACGTTTCACAAACTGAGACCATTTTCAATTGGTTTCGATTCACTTTTCGATGACTTTGACAGGTTACTTGATACACCTGCACCGAGTTATCCACCATACAATTTGATCAAATCAAAAGATGGTGACAACTACAAAATTCAATTAGCACTTGCTGGATGGTCTAAAGATACTGTCGATATTGAAGTAAAAGAAAACGTACTTACAGTTAAATCTAAGAAGTTAGAGGACAACTCTGAGGACGAACACATTTACAGAGGTATCAGCACTAGATCATTTGAAAGATCATGGACACTCAACGATGAGGTCAAAGTGAAAGGTGCTAAGTTCGAAAACGGTTTATTGGAAATCTCTATGGTAAGAGAAATACCAGAAGACAAAAAACCAAAAACAATTTCGATTGACTAAAAATTTTAGGGGGGTGGGCATAGTTGTCACACCCCCTTATTATACCCTTGACTTTTAAGTCAAAACCTGATATAGTAATATCAAATACCTCAATAAGAGGCAACTAACAAATACGGCAAGGAGGCCGCAAACAAATGACGTTAAGAGAAAAAGTAAACGTAAAAAAGTTCAATAAGCAAACATTAAATATTGAACAATTTAAAAACGATTGGTACACTAAAATAGATTGTCAGCCAGTCGGTCAAAGACTTCCAGTAACAGTAGGACCAGAAAAAAGAGAGGGCATTATAAATGCTATCTTACTTGGTATTGATATTGGTCAAATTACTTTGACATCCATCTTAGACAGTAAATACGATTATGAATCTGTTGATGGTGGTCACAGAAAAAGATACATCTGGCAATACTTAAATAACAAATTTAAAGTAAATGGAAAATACTTCAACGAATTGTCTGACGAAAAACAAAGACAGTTTTTAAATTATGAGATTGTTCTTTCCGTTTACGAACCACTAGATGCATATACCAAAGGTTTCATCTTTAGAACGTTAAACGAAACTACAGATGTTAATCATATGGAAATGCTTAACTCATATGGTGACTTACCAATTGCTAATTACATTAGAGAATTAGTAAGAGTAGTACAAGGTGTGAATAATACAATACATGAATTGTTTGATTACTCACAAGTTGCTGGTAAAGAAGCCAAGTTTAAATACTTACACTTTAACAATGCTAGACTTAAAACTGAGGAGTTGGTTGCTCGTATCGTATACAGACACACACAACCAAAACTTTTAGGTGCGTCTAGTGATGATGACTTAGAGAACATGTACGAGGAAGACGTAGATGTAAAAACTGTAAGTGAAAAAGTAAAAGACCATTTAAACTTTCTATTGAATTGTGCAGTGGCAAAAAAGACTATAGAGAACCATGGTATAACACAGCAAGATTTTAAGATGCTGTCTTTCTTATACTATCACATGGTTGATACTTATGGTAAGTTTAGAGTAGAAGACTATCAGAAATTTATCAAGTCTTATAGAAAAGCATTAGCAATTCTACAAGATAAGAACGGTAAATATGCTGATGACAAAGTTGACTTTGACTTTGACAACTCTGCTAGACTTATACCAGAGGCATTTACAAAGTATCTTGGTGCGCCACACCACGAGAAAAAGATTAAACAAACTGTAACATGGTTGTTGCAAGAGTTTGATATCAAATCAAATGTAATCTTACAAGACCCTAAGAGATCATATACTCATAAAGAGAAGACAGATCAATTAGCATTGCAAGATTATAAATGTGGTGTCGATGGACTAGACCTAAATTATGAGGATGCAGAAGCAGCCCATATTATATCACATCATCACGGTGGACAATCTACACGTGAGAATATGGTAATGGTTAGAAAATCACACAATAGAGACATGGGAACGATGAATCTGAATGATTATAAAAGAACCCTTGACAAAAAATAATAAACCTGATATAATGGAGTCCATATGAGTTTTAAATATAATGAAGATAAGATATTGAATGATGTTAAAGACTACATCAAATCAACATATGGACAACATTATGTTCATAAAGACATACAAGTACAAGACCTATTTCAATCAATAGGGATTGCATCAGATTTTTGTCGTGGTAATGCGATGAAATATCTTGCCAGGTATGGCAAAAAAGGTGGTAAGAATAAAAAAGATTTATTCAAGGCCATTCATTACATTATACTATTGATAACAAGTGAGGAAAATAATGAAGATAAGTGAAAGCACTAAAGAAGTTTTGAAAAACTTTGCTGAGATTAATCAGAACCTTTTGATTAATCCTGGTAAGAAGTTGTCAACAATTTCTACTATGAAGAACATCTTGGCAAAGGCTGAGATCGAAGAAGAATTTCCACAGGAGTTAGGTATCTATGACATGCACGAGTTCTTAGGTACACTTGGTTTATTCCAAAAACCTGTGTTGACATTCGATGAAAAAAATATGGTGATCAATGAAGAAGGTATTTCAACAAGTACCAATTATTATTTCAGTGACCCATCAGTATTAGTTTCACCAACGAAGGATATTAAGATGCCTCCAGTTGATGTTTCTTTTACACTAACACAAACAGACTTGGCAAAAGTCAAAAAGGCATCGGCAGTTATGCAGTTGCCTGATATTACTGTTACAGCTGAAACAGGTGGCGACATCTTTTTGAAAGCAGTTGATAGTAAAAACTCAACGTCAAACGATTACAAAGTAAAGGTAGGAGAAAATGCTCCAGCGAATTTTACTTTTCATTTTAAAGCAGAAAACTTTAAATTGATTGATGGTGATTATGATGTAGAGATTTCTAAATCTCTGATTAGTCACTTCAAACATAGAAGTAAAAATATCGAATACTGGATTGCATTAGAACAAACATCTAAATACGGAGGTTAGTCATGCAAGAGAATGACAACTTTCTGTGGGTTGAGAAGTATCGACCACACAAAATAGATGATTGTATTCTACCAGATAGTCTAAAAGAGACATTTAAAAAGTTTCTTTCACAAGGGGAAATCCCTAACTTATTGTTATCAGGCACAGCAGGTACGGGCAAAACAACAGTTGCTCGTGCCTTGTGCGAAGAACTAGGTTGTGACTATATCATATTGAATGGTTCCGATGAAGGTCGTTCGATTGATACTGTTAGAAATAATATCAAAAACTTTGCATCGACAGTATCGTTGAGTGAATCTGGTCCTAAAGTCGTCATCATTGACGAAGCAGATTACATGAATCCAGAATCAGTGCAACCTGCATTGAGAAATTTCATAGAGACATTTTCTAAACATTGTCGGTTTATCTTTACTTGTAACTTCATAAACAAGATCATTGCACCAATACATTCAAGGTGTACTGTGATCACGTTTAGAACTGAGAAAAAAGATAAACAAAAGATTGCTGGTAGTTTCCACAAGAGACTAAAAGCAATACTTGATAATGAGAAGATTGATTATGATGATAAGGTTCTGGCAGAATTAATCATTAAACATTATCCAGATTTTCGTAGAACTATCAACGAATTACAAAGGTATTCTGTATCTGGTAAAATAGATACTGGTATACTTGTTTCATTATCTGAACAAAGTTTCAAAGACCTTGCAAAACTATTGAAGAAGAAAGATTTTGTAACGTTAAGAAAATGGGTTATAGATAATATAGACAAGGATCCTAATCAGTTGTATAAAGAAATCTATTCTAACTTGTCAGAGTTTGTAGATCCAAAAACACAACCGATTATGATTATGGTACTTGCTAAATACATGTATCAATCAGCCTTTGTTGCAGATCAGGAAATCAATATGATTGCTTGTTTAACAGAGATAATGGGTGAGTGTAAATTTAAATGATAGTATGTGAAGATAAACAAATCCTGTATTTTCATAATCCGAAAACAGCAGGTAGTTCAATCACATATGCATTGGCACCACATTGTACTTACAAACATAATTTAAATGGTCTTGTGATGAACGAGGGTTGGCAAGGCATGTTTCACCACGATGGATATATGCATCGTGTCATGTCTCATATTGATTACACGATGTTCAATCATTATTTTAAATTTAGTTTTGTAAGAAATCCATTTGACTTGGTTGCAAGTTATTGGGAAAAGTCCAGACATGAATTAGGTTCTTTGGAAGAGTTTCTACAATCTGAACATTTCCCTGGCAACAACTCATTGAAGTTTTTACAGACAGAATTTTTAGACGTAAATGCTTTAGACTATGTTGGTAGATATGAAAATCTAAATGTCGATTGGTCATATATTGCTAAACGATTTGGATTATATGAAAGACTACCACAGATTAACGCACGTGAGCATAAAATGTTCACAGACTATAGACCACATTATACTACTGAGGCTAGAAAGATAGTCGAAGAAAGGTATAAGAAAGATTTGGAGAAATTAGATTATGACTTTTAAACCAGAATTTACGAACGGAATATTTAAACTCATTGCGAGTACATCAGGTGGCAGAGCATTTGTATATACAATTGGTCACGTACTTATTAGTATGATGGTTGTCAGAGTAATGACAACAGCAACTTGGTGGGAAGCAGGAAGTGTTGCCTTAATAGAACCTTTACTAAATGGTTTCTGGTATTACTTACTAGACAAATGGTGGACACGTAATGCAACCTAAAGAGAAGAAACCTTATCAACTATCAGACTATCTGAACGCCATCAATAACACAAAAGAACGATTGATGGATTCAGACGATCCTGCATGGAAAAAGAAATATCCTGCCTTCATTGTGAACAAATGTATGTCATATCACGTGGATACATTGCTTGAAGCGAACATAATGAATGGTTTACACCATCTTCCCAACGATATGCAGTTTAACTTTTATATAAATATTGTTAGACCGAAGAAAAGATTTAGCAAATGGTATAAGTCTAATATTGCTAATATTGATGTGGTCAAAAAATATTATGGCTATACGTATGAGAAAGCAAGACAGGCTTTGAGTATACTGGATAGTGAACAAATTAAGAAGATTAAATCGATTATGGAAATCGGTGGGAGAAAAAGATGAGTGAAGATTTACAATGGTCGCCAGAAAGTATGCTGGAGGTCAAGTTAAAAGCACCAGATGATTTTTTAAAAGTTAGAGAGACTTTAACAAGAATCGGAGTTGCTAGTAGAAAAGAAAAGAAATTATTTCAATCGTGTCACATACTACACAAACAAGGTAGATATTTTATCGTACATTTCAAAGAGTTGTTTGCTTTAGATGGCAAGAGTGCAAACATTTCAGACAACGATATCGAAAGAAGAAATACGATTGCTCAGTTATTATCTGATTGGAATTTAGTTGAAGTAGTAAGTGCTATTGGAAACAAAGCACCACTAAGTCAAATTAAAGTTATAGCATTCAAAGACAAGCACGAATGGAATTTAGAGACGAAATATAACATCGGAAAGAAAAAAGAAGACGAGCAATCAAATGAGAGCACCCAAGTTTAGAGACTTTATCAAAGAAGATAAAGACACTGAGAATATTCAAGTAGCAATACTTACAAATAAGATTACAAAGAATCCTGTAGTCTTTGGTAATATTCTAAAAGGTGTATGTGATAAATTAAAAATTGAGTGTCATCTTATATCAATCCAAGATGCTTGGGTTCAACAATCAGATTTAGATAAACAAACATTATCAGTTTCAAATATTGATGGCGAAGGTACAGATGTAGACTTTGATACTTCACGTACAGTTGTGTTTGCTCGTGCAGGTGCAATTGAGAACGAAGTAGGTTTGGCATTGTTATCTTCCTTTGAACGTTCAGGTGCGTTCATGTTAAACGACAGAGATGGTATGTTAACTTGTAATAACAAAATGACATCTTATCTTGCGTTTGAAAGAAATAATATTCCTGTACCAAGAACTTCAATTGTATCGAATGAAAAAAGTATTGACGATGCACATGAAAGAATTGGTGGTAAGTTTCCTGTAATTATTAAAACAATGACTGGTACACAAGGTATTGGTGTATCGATTGTTAAAGACAGAGAATCTTTAGTATCAGTTATACAATCACTATGGAAGTTTGGTGCAGAGTTAATTATACAAGAATTTAAAAAGTTTGATTTCGATGTTCGTACACTAGTCTTAGATGGTAAGATTGTTGGTTCAACAAAAAGAACTAGACCAAAGGCAGACTTTAGATCGAACAGACACATGGGTGCAAAAACAGCACCATACAAACTGAATGATAATGAAATAGAATTAGTTAAACTTGCAGCTAGAGCCACAGGTACAACACTAGTTGGTGTTGACCACTGTATTGTGGACGGGGAGTTGTTAGTTTTAGAATGTAATGGTTCACCAGGTTTTGGTTCTAATTACATGGGTTATAATATCAAACAACAGACACCAAGTGAGAGTATGTCTAATGAAGGTATTATGACTAATATTATGAAGTATGTTCAAAAATCAAATAGAAGAAAACCATCGTTTCAACTTGAAAGTGGTT